TTCGGAAATGACTTGTGTACGAATCAAATCTCCGTTATTTGATTCTTTGACTTGAATATGAGTATCATAATCCTCTTTCTTTAATCTATTCGCATATACAGAATTCTTTTGACTCTGTGCAATGATCTCAGGTGTGACAGGTGTTTGAGAACCAGGTATAATATCACTCGAAGAAACAGGTGTATCAAAACGATCTTCTACCTCATCCGGAATTTCAAACTTTGTCCGAACGAATTTGACTGTTTCTAACTTATTGAGGTCTAGATCAAAATTTAGATCGAATGCATTCCTAAAGTCCAATGCACCTTGAAAGTTTTTAAGCAATTCATCTGTGCCAATGCCATCTTTGATAAGTGTTTCAAAGAAACAGTTATTTGAAACAATGAGATTTGCAATATTGAATCGACTCAACAATGCCTCTGCATTCAGTAACGATTCAACATCACCTGCGATGTTTGTTGCAACTTGACCAAAAATGTTTTCTGCTTGCCGAGCAAGTTCTACTACTTCATCGATCGTGCCATCGGCGCCCAAAATACTAGCAGCGAGACCTAACTGTGTGATAGTATTGTTCAGAATCTTATCAACATCACAACCAAATGAACTAAACATCCGTTCGAAACTATCACCAAGGTCTCCAAGTTGTTGCTTGATTCTATTTTCAATATTTGCAATACTCAATCGTCTTCCAAATTCATCAATACTACCGCCAATACCGGCAAGTTGATCTGTGTGGTTTTTGAAATTCACCAGATTGTTTTCAATGCTGTCTATAGCATCTTGCAGATCACCATTTGGAGCATTTTGATTCAGGCCTGAAATGCCGGACAACAAATCATTGATTTTGGAAAGTTTCCCTTCTAGTGGATTTTGAAATGCACCGCCACCGATAACACTCTCGGCGACCTTTTTCAGATTCTCCTCGATTAAATCCGGAATCAGATTTTCACATACACCTGGAAACTTAACGCATGCCATTATCCACCTGCCCTTACATCACCTGAACCACTCGCAACATGGCCACAAGATGCCATGTCACCTGCCCGGCATACTCCAATACCACTTGCTCGAACTGTTCCTGATGATGTTTTCATTGTTGGTCTATTGTGCGGAGAATCCCCGTGTCCTTGAACAGGAGATCCAAGTACTGCGATAGGAGCACCATTCACCCGGACCGTTGAATTTGATCCTGATTGAATCATGCCACCAGCATAGTCTAATCCTACCCTTGAAACTCCAGACATATTTCTCCTTATGGATTCAAATCAATGTTCTTTCCTTGAATGATGATATCACCATCTGCTTTGATCTTGAAATCATTTCCTGTTCTCAGAATCGTGTCTCCGTCTTTTGTGAACATTTTGAAGTGTTCTCCATCAGTGATTGCCAGGCCATTCTGAGAAACAATATGTACGCCACCTTTAGCATCGACATTTACAGACTTCTCCGATTTAATTGTCGCGTGTTCCTTGCATGTAGCATTTATATTTCCTTTCACTTCAACATCTGCATTACCCACAACATATAATGTTATGTTGCCAGCATTTTCTGTTGCTTGTCCATTTAATGGTCCGATCATTACATTAGTGTTGCCAACAATATGGACAAACTCTTTACCTGCTACTAAATGATAATCATCTGAAACCACTTTGACGACTTTTGTGCCGTCAGGATGAATTTCATCAAATGTGCCACTTCTATGATATGTATTGATGCGTTCACTGCCAGGTGTATCATCAAACTCTTGAATATGACCACTTTCTGTTTTTCTTACATGATTATATGGATAACGCGAATCATATGGTGTCACTGGTTCATCCCAACCATGGTCAGTTTTATTACTTTCTGGCGTTGGATGATTTACATTCTGAAATGCTTGATTTTGTTTGATCGCCACAATCGTTTCATCAGAGATTCCTCTAGCAAGTTTGTTTGTATCCGGTTCACCAATATAGTCAGCATGGGGAATTGATCCAGTTGGATCAGTGAAACCTTTGTTTGTGTTTGGAACATTCACATTCATGCCACCAATGGTGCCAAGGATAATAGGTTGCTGTGATGCAGTGCCATCTCGAAAAATACCAACCACATGGGTCCCTGGAAGAATACCAGTGGGCGACTGGCCAATACCAGATGCCGCCGCACTAGTGATAGGTTGAACGGGGTGTGCCCATGGTAGTTCTTCCGTTGGGACTTTTGTTTTGTCCTCAGGATGTATACCAAAACAACGAACACGGCATCTGCCAAGTTCTTTAGGATCATTGATGTCTTCGACGACACCAAAGAACCAAGTTACATTGTTTTGTCCTAAGAAATCATTTGAAATCATTATCAGTCCTTATTAGAATCTACATCATGAATCCAAGATTCTGCCCATTCTTTCCATTCGTTTAGTTCTTCTTCGCTATATTTTTTCATTCTAGTTTCTTTCAAATCAGATTGTACAATAGTGTCGATAGATTGGGTGTCATTGAATTCCATGTTGAATTCTCCTTAGAAATACCTAAACTCTAGTGACTCTGGATCTTCATCGATTCCAGAAACAGTAACAATATCCGGCAGAGGTGCCGTTCTATGATTTCGAATGAGTTTCACTTTACAGATGTATTGTTCTGTATTGATGATGTGATTTATTCCAGCAATGATAAACTTACCACTCATTCGTTCGTCTAGTTTGTTTGGATCAGATTCATCACTTGTGCGGATTTTTGCTACATTCAACTCAACAGTTTGACCGGGTCGTAGTGTGTGATTACCTGCAACCACGATGCCGAGTCTTTCAAATTCCATGGATCCAAGATGCGAATTTCGCTTAAGAATCCAATCATCATATGAATTATTGTCATCTCGTTCTGGTTTGAAAAAGACCTTTTCTTCATACGATGTGTTCAGAAAATCACTTGATGAAATTGGTGAAAACTCATTGTCTTTGAGTGGAACATCTTTTTTGTGTGAGAATGAATATTCAGTGTATGACTTACTTGTGATATCATGCACACATAACCTTGATGCATATGTACCAGTTTTCATTGAATGAATAGCATCAAGTCCTTCTGTTGTATCAATCTGATCAATTGAATAGAATTGCTGCTCCAATGATTGTTGTGTTCTTTCCAAGTAATAGGTGTATATTGCCACTGGAGGTTGGTTCATCATATTTTCATATGACCTCAGGTGATATCCATCTAAGTCTGCGTAGAATAGCATATCAGGCATACCTTTAGGTTCATTTGAAATACACCGATTGGCCAACCATCGAATAGCAGAAAATGCTTTCCATCTTGGACAAACAAAATCTAGTTTACTATCAGATGAACCTATTGTCAATGATGATTCTGGGAATACTTCATTGAAGATACGATTGATCGTCGTAGTGATTTTGCCTTTATATGATCTTTGTAATCGTGTAGTTTCATTAACAAAATGTTCCTCGGACATGAAATGTAATGAATATGACATGACCTTTCCGTTATCGGAAATATTGACCTTACTCAACTTATAGCATACGAGTTTCAGTTCAATCAAATCCGCGGAATCTTCTAGACCAGGTGTCCTGAATCGAACAATGATCTTTTCTCTGCCCACGATAGGTATATTACTTAGAAGGTTGTTTGCGTCCGCAATCTGCAAATATCCAGACACAGAATCACTAAACAGATTTTCAAACACCTGAAACTGAGTGACTACAGATTTGATATCAATCGGCGTCTTGCTGTTTTGAGCATAGATCGTAATTGACTTCAAATCAATGTCATTGATTTTTGAGTAGTTAGTCTTATCGGGAACCATATGTAAAATGCCTTATAGACTGTCTGGTAGATTCACGCGCTGAGGACTGTATACTGTTCGTCCTGTTCCAGATTTGATTTTCTTGTTGAATTCTTCTACAACTAAGTCTATGTATCGAGGATGCAAGACTTTGATAATTCGCTTTCTGTCATTTTCTCTGATTTCATGAATGTCATTCTGAACAGCATATGTTGTCTCGGGTGAATTTCCTGCAACACCCATATAACGACCAATCATAGTTTCTTCAAACTCAACAGCAGTAAGACTATTCAATCCTGCACCTGATGCACCAAGTGCCTTGAATCCATCACTTGGTCCGGCGCCAGTTTGACCCAATGGAATATCTTCAATAGACGACAACGGACTGAACCATGTAACATCGCCAGTAGTTCCTGAACGATATTCTTCGAAGTGATGAACGCCATAACGATTGTCTACAACCTTTTCAACATATGCATATTGATCATTGCCGCCAGGCACTTTCTTAATGATGATATCACCTTCAGAGAAATTCATTGGTCCTTCTCTATTGATGATCTCAACTACACACTTCTGTCGATCAAAGTTCCACACCAATCCCTTATTGATCTGATCAAACACAATCCCTGTTGAATTTGCATCAGCAGTTCCGGCCCATCTATAAACAGTCTCGTTTGCGGCAAATGTAATACCAGCAATTTCATTAACACCTGATGTTGATCCATCCTGGCCCAAATCAATAGACGAAAGATACAATGCTTTGCCCTGATACTTGTAATCAATATATTTCTCTAGTGCTTCATCTCTCAATGGCCATTCATAGAATGGATTAACGATATTATTAAACAGGAGTACAATCCAATGATATTCAGGATTGCCATATAGTTTCGCTGCAACAATATCAGGTGTGTCGTCATCTTCAATATAGTAAGATTCGTAAACTGCCAATTCTTCTTTGGTCCTATCGTTGAATGCAACACGCCGCAGAATGTCAACAGCAAACTTTCTAGTCTGATCGTCAAGACCACCGGCATCGCCATATGCTATACGAGGAAATTGCTTAAAGTACATTGTTTAGTATCCTTCTGCAACACGATCTTGTGTGATGATTTCGATTTCTTGGAATGTTAAGTCCAAGTTGATTTGTGTAGGTGCTCCATTCTTGTGGAATGAAGAAATGCCATTTGGAGTATAGTTGGTAGAAATATCAGTAAGGACGCATCTTCCGATTTTATTAATGTATTCGTTTTCAATAACTGAACCATCTTCAGTTACTTCTAGAAAATCAATTTCAAACTCTCCAGGAAACTCAAGGAAAATGCCCCCAACTTGGGATTTAGGCAAAGCATAGAATCGGAACAATTTGATGATTTCAAAAACCAGATTGCTTTCTTCTTGGGATCGAGGAGCAAACTCATAGGCATAACTAAATTTTCTATGAGCAACCCCATTGAACAATACCTCTTTACGAGGATTGGTTATACTACCAAACAATGAATTCAATGTATTGTCGTCTCCGCCTGCAATTCTTGCGCCAACAAATTTTCGTGCACCTGCGAGGATCTTGCCTTTTCTTGTTTCTCTGCTTCCTAGTAGGTCCTGAATGTTACGGCGGGAACCAAACTCACCTTCTTCATAATTTAGGATCGTGTTTGATTCAATTTTGCCTGGAGTATACAAAGCAATGATTTCTCTTTGAATATCTGTTGCTTGTTGGAAACGAGTAGTTTGTGAAATACTTGTACCCCTAGATGTGAATGTTTGGTCTGATGTCACGCCCCTCGCCAAGTCCTGGGCGAAATTCATGATACTAGCACTGGTTACTTTTGTTGCATCTACTACATCATCAGCTATTTTAGAAAATATAGTGTTGTGTGATTCTTCAGATTCTGTATTCAGTGTAATTGGTTTTCTTTTGAATATACTAAACAACATCAGTGAACGATTTTCTCCTTCACCAAGATCAATTGGATACTGAAAGTAATCCTGAACCTTATTGTTTAGGCCAGCAGAACCAAATTGACTAAATAAGGTTGAGTTGTTTGAATCCGAACCATATGTTTTCGGATAGTTTCTTTCTTCAGACATAATATCTCCAGACTACATACTATATATGGCGTATAGAGGAAAATACAGACCAGAAAACCTATCGAAATATGTAGGGGATCCGGATAAGATCACTTATCGTTCTTTATGGGAACGCAAGTTTATGTTGTTTTGTGACAATGAACCAAATGTGATTGAATGGGCGTCAGAGTCAGTAGTCGTGCCTTATATTTCGCCTATTGATGGAAAATGGCACAGATACTATGTAGATTTCATTGTTCGTATGAGAGAATCAAACGGAACAATCAAAACCAAACTAATCGAAATCAAACCAAAAAAACAATGCAAACCGCCCATGAAGCGTAAGAAGGTTACACGAAAGTACCTCACGGAAGTAAAACGATGGGGCGTCAACTCTGCAAAATGGGAATATGCAACTCAATATGCAGAAAACAGAGGTTGGGAATTCGTCATAATAACAGAGGATGATTTGAATGTCTAAACAAAAAGATGAAATCGATCTCGAATTAAAATCATACAGTTCGTCATCATACAACGATCTTCATAAAAACCTGTTGATTAAAATCGAAGAAGCAATGGAGGATGAAGGAATTCCTGATAAATCATCCCTTGCATTAACATGGATGAGAGGTATGATTGATTCTCTTTATAATATTGATCATGTGGATGCCCGTAAAGCATTTTTGGCGGGAAAGAAATCAGGTGTTCAGATCGCTTCGCGTGGGTTTAAGCGTATCGGTGAAATGGTATTCTTTGAATATAGTCCAACAGGAAAATCGAAAGAGAAACTTGATTACTGGGATAGATTTCCGATGGTCATCATTGTTGATATTCATGATGATGGGTTTAGTGGAATCAATATGCACCATCTTTCAATCAAGGACAGAGAAAAACTATTCCTTCAACTTGTAAGATATGTGACCAATGATAAAACAGATATTGAATATAGTTCAAGAGCAACCATTCCTAGAGTAAAGATCAATTACAAGTTACTATCGACAAATAAGAAGTTTAGACATTTCAGACCGGCGTATCGCCGGTATAAATACAATAGAATCACAACAAAGTTGTTGTTGATTGAACCTAAATATTGGGATATTGCAATATATCTTCCTTTGGACCTGTTTAGGAAGCGTAAACGATATAAAGTATGGTTGGACAACAGACAAAAGATTCGTAACTACGAACGACAAAGAAGAAGGAAACAATGACTAGAGAATCCCAATATTTTTCTGGACCAAACTCTAAAGAATCTCAATCGTATGTTTCAAAGGTTATGGCAAATGCATACGGCATGGTCAGTCCGCATATGTTTGAGATGGACTTTGTTTTGCCCAAAGTTTTGTCCGAATACACTACTAAAGAAAATATCGTTGATCGTATCTTCAGGAATGTTCCAATTGAATTTCGTGGAAATCTTCCAATCAAACTTCCGTCCTCTAAGTTCACTATGGATATATTGAATTTCTCACTTGAAAGTATGTCTTTCCCCGGTCGTGGTCATTCGACAACACCAAAAAAGATTGCCGGACCTGTTCGTGAAATGCCATACGAATCACTGTACGAAGGTGACATTCAAATGACATTCAAGATCGGAAGAAATTACTATGAACGAAACTTCTTTGAAATCTGGATGAACAATATCATTGATTCGACTAGCAGATATGCATACTACAATGATTATACAACCACAATGAATATCAATGCATTAGACAGGTTTGGAAAAATTGTATATACCTGCG